AAGTAATGGAAGAGTTACAGTTCTATCAGCCGCAAGTTCTGATACTGCGAACACATATTGATGGTCAGCAGATGTATCATTAATTTGAGGTGTTGTGATAACAGGCGAAGTTAAAGTTTTGTTAGTAAGAGTATCAGTTGTTGCTCTACCTACAAGTGTATCTGTCGCAGAAGGAAGTGTTACTGTAATGTTACCAGAAAAATCTGCGTGAGCAGGAGCAGTCAGAGCAGCGTAATGTGCGTTAGAACTTTCACAATACATTCTGATTGCAGACTGAGTACCATCATTTTTGAGGTCAATCAAACCAGTTGATAATTGAATTCTATCATTACCACCCAATTTAATATCAATACGGTCATCAGTATCTGCTGTAATAGACGTATCTGCGTCTGCATCTAGAATTAATTCTCCAGCGTTCATGTCTAGTGATGTTGCGATTACTGGTGCTGTTAGTGTAACTACAGTTGCGTCTGCACTGATACCAGAAGTTAATGCAGAACCAGTACCAAGAGCGGTATAGATTTCTACAAAGTTGTCATTAATCTTGTCTCCACCAGTTCTGAGGTCATCACCAGTACCGTCATTCGCTGAAGAACCAAGACCAAGTGCTTGATATGCCATTTATTTTCTCCTAATTAGAATCTTTCATTTATTTATGTAGGTTAATTTCCTATATCAAATGTTTTTAAATTATTATCAAAACTAAATGAGGTTGTTGAGAACCTTTCTAATATTGATGTATTATCAAACTTCAGATTAGTTTTGTCAAATGTCGCAAATTCATCATCAAATCTTGGTATATTTGAACCAAAGTTCACTGAAGTTTGTTCATCAAACTTATTTATACCACTGTCAAACGTAATGTTTGTGTCACTAAAGTCCACATTGTATTGTCCGACTGTATCTCTTGGAACTGCATCACCACCAGAACCATCAAACTTAACAGATGTACTATCAAAAGTAAATCCAGTATCACTCATTAATGTGGTAACACCAGTTTCATCAAATGTTTCTGTACCACTATCAAATGTAATAAAGGTATTATCAAACGCATTAGTTCTTCCACTACCAGATACTTGTATCTCGCCAGGAGGTGGTACATTAATTGTTGTATTAAATGCCTCTGGTGGAATAGAGAAGGATTCACCTTCATCAAAGGTAATGCGATTACTATCAAATCTATGACCAGATTGAGAGAACCCCCCATCAGCATTCCTTATTGATACTTGGTCAATACGAATATTTCTGAACTGGTCAATAGTAAATGATTGGTCATTAATACCATCTAAATTTGTTGTTCTTGTAAGACTTGGATAGTTTGGTATTGCTTCTGTGGTATTCGGGCCGATACCAAATGCGTATTTTGGAAGAAGGTCTAGAGTTGGGCCTTGTGCTCTTGGACTTCTTGCAACACCAACAATTACATTGTTTATTCTAGATAGAGTTGTATCTCTAGTTGTGTTTGCTAAATCTGTATGACTTTCTACTCCAAGTGTAGGACTTGACCTTAGTGAAGTTCCATCATCCACTGTTCCTAATCGTCTACCAAATACAGCAACGAATAGTGTTCTCAATGTAGATGCAAGTTCTGGAGTAAAGGACTCTAGTGTCTGTGCAGATACCCTTGCGACTGCACGACCTACAACTTCAACCTCACCAAACACATTCCAACCAGCAGGGTGAACAGTTGACTTGATTGCATCTCTCCACTCATTAATAGATTGACCAACACGAACAACGTATGAATAATCTTGATAGAAATTACTATCTTGTACTCTCATAACATCTTCTGATATTTTACCATCTGCACCAAAGAACTCACCAGAGGTGTCACCGATTGTTCCTACAGTTGCAGTACCAGATGCAATAGAAATGTTTGCAATAACACCAGTAGTACTACCAACTGCAATTGTATTTCCAACTTGTAGATTTGCAGTTGTATTAAGAGATATTAGTTGTCTATCACTATCCCATGCAGTGATAGTTCCACTGTGAGATGTAAGTGATGCACCAGCAACAAATGTTCCAGATATATCTTTTAATATTGCATGACGGAAAGGAATTAGAGTTGGTGGTGAACTATAATTAAATCCAAAGTTTGTAAATTCAAAAGAATTAATACCACCAATACCAGAATTAGAAGATGCAAGTAATTTTGCACCACTACCATTTGCAGTTGTAATACCAGTTACTATAGGAAGTTTAGAATAACCAGCACCTCTTGCAACCATTCTTACATCTGTAATCTCACCAGCTTCAGATGCAACACTAAGGTCTGAGAAAGTGCCTGTTTCCAGAACAATCTTTGTACCCTCATAAGTATCTTGATAAAAAGGTTGACTTGTTTCTTCAAGTGTGATATGGTCTGTTGCAGTCATACCATATTCAGTTAAACTTCCACTCTCTGGTGCGATACCACCACCAACAACTGAGATAGCTGCGGCTGCAGATACACCATCAGTATTTGCATTATTAAAAGTTAAGAATTCACCCACTGCGTAGTTTTGTCCAGCGTCATCAATAATAATTTCATCAACTACACCTCTAGTAACAGTTTGTACTTTTGCAGTTGCAGTATTACTACCACCAGAAGATAGATTAATAATCTGGTCAGCGGTATAATATGCACCACTGTTTGTTACAGAACTTCCATTAATAATTGAATATGGTGTAAAAGAAACATCTTGGTCTGTAACTGTAGACACACCAATTACAGTTTCTCCTTGTTGAAATGTTCCAGAAAAACTTTCTTCATCAATTTCTAATTCCACAATATTAGTTTGAGCTTCTCTAAAAGAAACTGTTGATACAACTATTGCAGTTGCACTGGATGCTTGACCAGTAATAGTTTGACCTATGAGTTCAGTTGGACTACCATTAACAACATTAACTCTCATCAACTTTCTTGTTGTCCACTTACCATCAGAAACACGAATCATATTATCAGTAGGAAATGATATTCTTGGTTCTTCATTTAGAAGAAGTCTAAAGAATAATTCATGACCTTTCTTTGTTCCTTTTGCAAGATAGAGGTCACGAATATTTTTTATTAGTTTTCTTTTGTCAACCCCAGCATCAACATTATCTACAATACCTTCAAGAAAAGAGTCTCTAAATTTATCTAAGAAGTTATAAAGAGTTGCATCAACATTTGTATAATTTAAAAGTTGTTGAATACTAGAAACTGGATTGGGCCTGTATGTTTGTAAAGTGCCTGACGCATTTGATGACGCACCACTAACTATTTCACCTACAATAAAACGAGTTTGAGATGATACAAATAATCTTTTATTATCATCAATGTCATCTACTAAGACTGTTGCAGTAGCACCAGAGGTTTGTCCAGTAATAACTTCCCCAACATCAAACTTAACATCAGAATCCTCTAGAACAATCTGGTCACCATTTTCATCTAAAATAAAATTTACAGATTGAGTTTCCTCTCTTACATAATTATTAACTTCACTAAAAGTAATCTCTGCACTTTCTAAAAACTGATAATAAAATTTTACAAATTTTGAAAATACTGGATGGTCTGCTTGAATAAATTCAGGCAGTTGAGTTTGAACATGATTTGATACTTTGTTATTTAAAACATTATCATTATTGGACATAACTAGTATCCATTAGAACTACTTGACGAACTTGAACTAGATGAACTTGAACTTGTTGTACTTGTTGATGAAGATGATGCACTAGAGGTTGAACCACTGTATGAACTTGTTGTTGAAACACCAACACCAGCACTTGCACTTCCAGTTGCAATCGTATCTACACTTGCACTAATTGTTGTGTTATTTAAATCAATTTCTAATACTTGATTTCTTACTGCAATGATATCATTTGATTCTGGTTTAACAATCATTCTAATTTTAGTTGAGGTTGCACCATCAACATTTGATACTGAAGTAATATTAAGAGAGGTTAAAATAATCTCACCAGTATTATAATCAATTACTCCTGCTGTATTATCTGCATATGTTTTCGTAGTACCACCCACAATATAGTAAAGTCTTACATTACCCATACCGTCATCATTTAAAAACATTTCATTTTCATTACCAGAAATAAAGAAACCAGTAGATTGTAAAATACCACCAGCTTCGGAATCATGTCCAGAGTGTGGATTGTATAATGCGTTACTAAATGGAATTGTATACTTAGTTGGTGTTCCGATTGTTGGAGTAAAATCCTTACTTAAATTAATAGTTGTAATATTAGAGGTGATTGCATCATCAGTATTGTCAACTAAACTTGTAAATGCAGAGTGTCTAAATGCACTATCAAAATTTGTAAGATTGTTTGTATTGAAATTTGTAACTGTTGTCAGAACATTTGATTCTAAAGTTTCTTTTGCCTTAATAGTATTTTTTGAATTGTAAGTAAACGTAATACCTAATCTTAACTTAGTATATTCTGGGTCAACAATAACTGGAGTAACAGATGCGATACTATAAGTTTCTTTTAAATCTTTTACAATTTGATTTTTTGCAGACGCAGTAATAGAACCAGTTGTTGGAACAATAGAAATATAAACTCTTCCATACACTGGAACATCATTATCCTCACCACCATAAACTTGAACCGACTTTGCATTTGCATAAACTTTTGGAACAATCGCTTTGAAATCATTAACTGTAACTGCACGACCTTGAGCTGCATAATCAAGAGGTGCGTTAAATTTAATTGACTGAATACTTTCTTTCTCTGCACCACCAGATGCATTAGAAACTGTTGCAGTTGTAATATCAGTAATAGTAGAAATTGTTGCAGAGGTAGAAAAACCAGATGCACCATTTGCTTTTGTTTTATTTGTTACAACATATCTTAAACGAACAATATTACCATCTGATAATGCTTTACCAGTAATACCATCACCAAAGTAAATTTCAAATTTACCATCAACACTTTCTTGCAAATAATATACATTTGAGTCTGATTTAATTTGAGTGTTATCCAACGCCTGAGTGAATGTTGTTGATACTGTTGAAGATGAATTTTCAAATACATCAACAATCAAAGTTGTCGTATCTCCATTCTCATCATTTACATAAAACTTTTGGTCAACATTATCTGTGTCAACTGTATAACGATTTGTTACATATGTTCCCTCATAGATTGGAATATTAGAAAAAGATAATACACCATTTATAGTTTGTGCAGTATGTTCTGCAATTGTTACAAATTGATAATTAACATCATCAATTGTAGTAGTAAAGATTGTTCCTACTGGAATAGTTGCGTTGGTCAACGCACCAATATTATTTAAAGTTACGTTTACATTTGCAATAGGTGCTCTTGCAGAGTTTGGAATATAACCTAATGTCTTTGCGTGAGAAACTACAGAGGAACGAACAGAAGCAGTATCTAGAAATGATTCATTTGCAACCATGTTCATATTCATTGCAAGGTAATGAGTATTATATGCAAGAACATCTAATAACGCACTCATACCAGAACCTTCAAAATCATAGTCAGTAAAATCTGATTGGTTACGCAAAAATGTTTTTAGATTACCTTTGATATCATCAAAGTCTAAATCTGTTACGTTTAGTTTTTTATCTGTGGTTGGCATTATCGTAATCTCTCTAATGTGAATGATAAATCAATAAGTTCTGCTGGTGCATTTTGAATATAAAATTCAACAATGACTTCATATTGATTGTTATCAAATCTTGGTATCACCTCAACTCCAGTTAATAATGCTCTAGGTTCAAAGTTTGTTATCACATCCTCAATTTTTCTAGAAAGTGTCTGAGCACTGAATGGAGTAATATTTTCAAATAACACATCACGAACACCAGATGCAATCTCTGGATGAAAAGGTTTTTCGTACTCACCCATCTGAACTAAATTACGCACACTTCTTTTGACAGCAGCTGCATCAGTCAAAGTTTGAATTTCCTTTGTTATTGGATGTCTACCAAAATTCAGATTTAAATCTTTATAAATTTTTGCAGAACGAGGAGAATTATTAGTTCTCTCTGCATCTCTATATGCTGGTTGTACTGCCATTATGTTTACCTCTTAGTTATTTATACAATCGTACTGGATGTTGTGGTACTTCCAGTAGATGCATTTGCAAGTGCGACACCTCTTTCAGATTTAAATCTATTAATTAGTCCACCATGTAATGCTGGACTACTTCTAAATCTTGTCGGAACAGTATTAATCTTGATATCATGTATTTCATTAATTAAGTCTGCATCTGTGATTACTGTCACTGGTGGATTTTTTCTTGCATTTCTTTGTTTAATGTTTGTGTGTGCTTCTTTGAATATCTTTCTTGCACCGCCTGGCCCAAACTGAACTGCTGTACTCCAGACTGTATCTTGCAGTCCATTACTATGTGAACCATCACAAACATTAATTCCAGTGTCTTTTGCAATTGCACGAACTGCTGGGTCATGATGAGTTCTTTGAATAAAGTCATGTTGTGCTTGTTTAAACCTTGTTGCAGTAGTTTGGTTCTTTGCAAGTTCTTTCCATTTATTTCTAAATGCAACATCACCTCTGGTTGCAGCTGCATTACCACCAACATTGTTTAAACTGTTATAAAAATCTGTATATCCGTTTTCTTCTTTTGCAAGAAAAGACATCCAACTCTTAAATGTTCCAACCTTTGTTGCAATCTGATAAGAACCATAAGACCAACCACCTCTATCTCTTGACGCAGATTTTGTATTGATAGCGCCTGGGTTACCATTTGACTCATATCTTTCTGATTGTGAACCCAAGTCTGGTCTTGTACAATCGCCTGGCTCTGTAATTGCATTTTCTGGTATCGCACCACTTTCTGCACCAGAACCACCAGCAGATATTGCACCACCACTTTTTCCTGCTGGTGGAAGAAGACTTGTTGATACACCAGTTTCTTCATCAACCTCTTCTGGTTCATCATCACCAGCACCACCAACTGTAGATGACTTTGGTTCTGAAGTTAAAATCTCTGGGAGTTGTATTTCTGTTAAGTCTGTTTCCGTAACTTCTGTAGGTTCAGCTGAAGAACCAGTATCACCAATAAAGACAGTTCCAGAACCAACCTCAATAACATTTGAACCATCTGAACCAGAGATACCAGCAGGGTCATCACCAGTATCAGCAGTATCACCTTTACGAGCTGCGTTCTGTGTTCCACTTGGTTGGTTTATTTTTACAGTAGAACCATCTAGAGTTACATCACCAGTAATATCCATATCAAGAGTTGTACCAATACGAATAGTAGAAGATTCTGTAATGTTTTGTTCATATGTCTCTTTTAGAAACTCTTGTACCTTTGCACTATAGTTTCTTGTAATATCAGATTTGATATGTTCTGAGAACGTATTATCTTCTGCACCGTATCTTAAATCTATGTTACCATGAATACTTTCATCAAAAGAATCATTATATACATTAAATACTGAACCATTAATATCAGTAGTTCTTGAACCTTCAATTTTGATTGTTTGGTTTCCACCAACATCTTCTGTATAATCATCCGTGACTTCTATATTAAATGCTTTACATTTTATATTCAATGTACCTTCAACGGTAAGATGCATATCACCTTGAATGTGCTCGTGATTGTTTCCACTAACTAAGTGATAGTCATTTGATACAACTTTGTCTACACGATTACCAGCTGCGTCAACTTCATAGAATGTGCCAGGCATTGTGTATTGTGCAACTCTTTCAACACCAGAACTATCATCATATTCTACAATATGTCCAGACTCAGATTCAAAGACATGGTTCTTTGGGTATACTGCATTATAAGTTGTGGTTGGTTCATCATAGGTAGTTCCATCTGCACTACGAATACCCTCAACAACTTTTGCTTTCTTGTCACCCACAATTGTATCTTGTACTTCAAAGTTTCTTGCAAGTCTATTTGTATCTGGTTCTCCAGTAGTTCTTGGATAGACAGAAGTATTATATCCATCTAACTCTGGATTAGTTTCTCTACGATTTGGGTCATTGAAACCTTTATTGGGGTCACCTAATTTCTCTGGAACGCCAGGCAGTGAACCCATAATGATAGGTTCTTGTAATGTATCTGGGTCACGAAAGAAACCCATGACCCAAGTTCCTTCAACTAAGAACCCAGGCGTATGACCCATACCATTCATTGATGGTGTGTGAACTGTTTGCAGTACCCATGCCCAAGGTAAATCCTCAGTGGGTATTTTTATTTTATCGTCTGTATGATAACCTACGCAACGAACACGAACACGGCCTAGTTTTGTTGGGTCATTTCTATCCTCAACAACACCAGTAAACCATACAAATCCATCTTGACCTTGAAAGTTTTCCATGCGATTATTTAGTGCGTAAATAAAAAAAGAGAGAACCGAAATTCTCTCTTTCCCCAATCCGAAGATTGTTCTCCTTTGTTGTACACCAACTTTTGTCCGAATCTAATTCAGCGACTAGGCCGTATTGGTTGGTTGACCTATCCTATTTAGTAGAGAACCTTTTTGATTTCTACTGAAACATT